AGATTGTTGGCTTGCGAATATTTACATTGCGAAACTCAATATTGACCTCTACCTCACGTGGTGGTGCGGCGGGTGCTGCAGGTACAACGGGATTAGGGTCATCATGTGTCTCAATGCTTACACGGATTGCAGTACCCGCCGTACCGGCGGCAGCACGGGTAGTACCAGTTAGCGTCAGGTCAGGCGACCCCAGAATCTTAACAGGGCATGAGCGCAGAATCGTCTCAGGCACCTCCTTCTCCATGAACTGGTTGAAACTTGCAATCTGGTGATATATAATCTGCCTGTTTGCATGCTGCTTGAAATATAAATCAAGCATTGGATGATACATAGCCATCTTTTTTCTTATCGGTCTTTTTCTTCGTAGCTTGTCAACTTTAGATATATTTTAGCTTAAAACCAACAAGCGGTCAAGCCCCCGACACTTTATCACACGCACTAATAGGGATGAGTGATATTAAGTCCGTTCAGATGTTTGTGCCAGTTCCGGCAAAGGGTGGACGCAAGTCCAGAAAAAGCAAAAAATCAGAGGAGGAAACACACCACGAAGTAAAAAAGGTTGCGCCTAAGCCAGCCTCTACGAAGAAAATGCCTCTAATAGTTTCAGCCAAACAAAAGGGCGGTGAGCCCTTACCTGTACTTTCAACTACTCGTGTTGTCGGCGGTCAAACAACTGCTATGCAAGCTAAGGCACCACAAGCTAAGGCACCCCTTAGCATCGGCATTGTCAAACACACAAATGACCTGCCCTATGAAAAGTCTAAGGAGGCAACACCTCCCAAGAAGCTTGTAGTAGCAAAAAAGGGGCCTGCCGCTGTTACGCGCAAGGCGGCAGAGCCCCAGAAGCTCCAAATCCAGCCCAAGAGCAGACCGAATAAGACACTCAAAAAGCACTATTCCGCGAAACGTATTACTATTCATATGGAGAATCCCGCAAAGGTCCGTAAGACCCGTGATGCTGTCAGACGCAATGTTGCCAATATGCCCCTATGCGACGTTACAAATAAGTTAAGAGAGCGCGGCTTGGTCAGAGAAAGCGCGAATCCTCCTGAACACATTCAGCGCCTAATGATGATTGACATTGAGCTGTTTCCTTCACCAATTTAATCAACTTTTCAAATAACCTCTTAAACCCGCAAAACATAGTAATAGTAGGAAATGAGCCTCAGCATGGACTCAATGTTTACTCAATACTTGGCTTGGTATCAAAGATACCGAACCAAATATGGACCAAATACGGCTGTTCTTATGCAGGTCGGTAAATTCTACGAAATTTACGACCGCTTGAATTTAACAACAAATTCAACGCACACAAATATTCGTGAAATTGCCGACCTTTGCTCCTTGAATTTGTCAGAGGGTGTGGTAGACGAAAATATCATGAAATTGTGCGGTGGTTTTCCTGAACAGTCGCTACCAAAATTCGAACGACAGCTTCTGGAATCGGGCTACACCGTGGTTGTTGTTGTACAAAAGAAGAAACTTAATGGCGATGTGGAGGAGCGCACAGTTGAACGAATCAGCAGTCCAGGAATTTATGAAAATCGCTACAATTCTATTGGTCGCCTGGAAGACACGAAAGATTCATGTTTGCTTGGTATCCTTATGGAACGCAACGATGCGCGGTCCTATTATATTGGTGTAACTGCAGTAGACATTCAAACAGGCAATACCTGGTCCACCGAATGCGTAATGCCATTTTTACAAAATACGCCAAACATTGACAATTTGGAGCCGTTTTTCCTGATGCATCCACCTGCTGAAATTGTCTGTTGGCTTTCAGAAGACGACAAGGTGTCGGAATCTGAACTACGTACATGGTTCCACTTGCCCTTGGCGACCGTTATTCATCTACGCCGCAGTAATTCTAAAATTCAAAAGCCAAATGCGGAATTCATGAAAAGCGCGTTCAGCTTAACGTCGAATTTACAGCCCCATATTGCACTGGGTTTAGAAAAGTATCAACAGGCATATAACTGCATGGGTGCTACCCTAAACTTCATAGAGGAGCATATTCCCTCACTGCTCAAAAAACTCCGTAATAATACTGTATGGGTTCCAGAAAACAGAGTCAGACTAGGAAATGCAGCCTTGGAACAGCTAAATATTATTAGCAATACAAATGAGTGCCTCCTGTATTTTTACCAGAAGACCTTTACAGCTGTAGGACGACGGGCACTAAGAGAGCGTTGTATTACACCTATATCAGATATTCAGGAACTGCGAACGCGTTTTGCTAGGATTGAATTCTTGCAGAATTTAGCGGGTGACAGTGAAATTGAGAAGAATTTACGCTCAGTGTACGATTTGAGCAGAATTCACAGGAAGCTGCACCTACTATCAGTTAACTATACTGATATACAGCACCTGCTGCTCACTTACAAATCAATCGGAGAATTAATCGGTAAATTCATGAAAACGCCTATTGCCATTGAATTGTCCACCACTATTATGACGTGGTTTGAAAAGAAGCAGTCTATATGGTCACAAGAACGTATTAAGACCGCGGATTCATCACTTTTGAACCGAACCCATCCTTGGATTAAAAATGTTTATCCAGAGCTGGATACAATGGAGGACCAATGGTTTACACTTCTTTTGGAAATGAAAGAATTTATTGCTAAATTCAATGAACTGGGAGCACCAATTTCACTGTCTATGGGAGAGCATACTATCTTTGACTTTGGTATTACTAAGAAGCGCTATGAAAAGTTACCACAGGGTCAATTTAAATTTCACCCAAATTCGGCAAAATCTTCTGCGGGTACACTGGAATCCAAAGAATTTACAGAATTTCAAAAGCGCGGCTCACAAATTCAGAAGGAGTGGACACGCCGTCAGGATATTATATGGCTGACCTGTTTGGAAGAGTGGTCCAAGTCATGCGATGAATTTATTCCAGAAATGAATTTACCGATTTCTGAATTTATCACAAAATGGGTGGCAAATTTAGACGCCGAATTTGCCCTGGCACGCTGTGCCGTCCAATATGGATTAGTTACGCCAACGTTTGTAGAAAACCAGAAAAGTAGCGTAGCTATTACACAGCTGCGGCATCCTATTATTGAGCGAATTCATACTGGCAGCCCTTATGTGCGCCATGATATATCATTAGGAGCAACAACTACAAAAGCAGCACCAGTAGGTTCAGCCGAAAACGGTCTCTTAGTTTACGGCAGCAATTCAAGTGGAAAATCCTCCCTAATGAAAGCCCTAGGAATAGCAGTTGTTTGCGCTCAGGCAGGGATTCCAGTAGCCGCCAGTTCTATGACACTATCACCATATACTGGTATTTTTACCCGCATATTAGGCAATGATAACTTATGGGCATCTCTTAGCAGCTTTGCCGTAGAAATGACCGAATTCCGCGCCATCCTAAAATACTCTAATGAAAAATCACTAGTCTTAGGCGATGAACTATGTAGTGGTACGGAAACACGCTCAGCAACCGCTATTGTTAGTGCAGGAATTCAAACAATGGTTAAAAGGGGCGCGCAATTTCTTCTGGCAACCCATCTTCATGAAATTTCGCAGTTAGAAGAAATTCGGCGCTTGCAAGGAGTTAAATTCACACACCTTGGAATTGAATACGACGCCGCGACAAAAACAATCATATACAAAAGAGTACTTCAAGAAGGTTCAGGTTCATCCTTGTATGGTTTAGAAGTATGCTACGGCTTGGACATGGACGCTGAATTCTTAGAATTAGCCTCAAATTGTCGCCAGAATTTAAATAAATTCAGCCGGTACAATTCACAAGTTCCTGTAAAATTCTGTGAGGTCTGTAAATCCAACAAAGATTTGGAGTCACACCATATTATACACCAAGCCGCAGCTAAAAACGGTTTCGTAGAACCAGGTACGCAGACACATCGCGCATCAAATCTCACTGTCCTATGTGATATGTGTCATAAGGACCATCATGCAGGACTCTTAACTATTAGGGGTTGGCTAGATACTAGTAATGGCAGGGTTCTAGATTGGTCCAAGAATTTACCAGTCAAAAAACATGAAACGCAACATGGCGTAAATTTCGAAGAAATAAAGGACCAGTTGAAAATTCTTCTGAGCAAGGGCAAAAAGGAAAAAGAAATTCTGGCAGCCCTGACCGCAGAAACAGGACATGAAATTAAGGTTGGTGAATTGCGCAAGTGGAAGAAAAATATAACCACATAGTAGGTTATGGAAATACATAATATCAAAGATGTGAGTGACAGTATATTAAATAAGTTGGATATTATGACTAATAGAGATTGTCAACCAGGTGTTTTCAAACTAAAGGAGTTAAGAGACCATCACAGTAAAAATACGGACATTTTGTACATAATAGAAGATGACACCCCGATATATTTTCTATTATTAGACTTGTATCCTAAGCATAAGACTGTCTACATACATGATGTATGTGTAAATAAAAATCAGCGGGGTAAGGGCACCTTCAAAAAATCACTAGAATTTCTAAAGGACCACTACGCCAAAAAAGGCTATAAGAGTTTTACATTGGACGCGTCAGATAGCGAAAAAGAGGCACACTTAAATCAAAAATCACGTATCCATATTTTTCATTCTGCGGGTTTTGATATTAATACAGAAACAGGTTATTTTGAAAATTCAACTGATTATAAAATTATCAAGACACGGCTTCTATTAAGCAATAATGACAAGGTCACTGTGCAGAAAAAACGCGGCTTAAAATATCAAGTTAGAAATAAAACAGGGAAAAACTATTATACCACGATAGACCAGGTGGAAAAATGTTACAACGCGAAAGATAAACAAATATCCTGCCCTATGATTATGCAGATAAAACGTAAGCGCCACACGTTAAAACACATTATCTAGGTTATCTGGTGCCCATGTCCGTTCAATAAGCTCCTGTCTTATAAGCGAAGTTCGTGCAATCTGCCTGCTCTTCATGTAGTCAATGTCGCAATCGTTCACAAGACTCAAGACCGAGACCAGGATAGTTGCGATAGTACAGGAGGGCGACCACTGGCTACCCAGAATATCCAGATTGAGCCGACCATCAGACATGACAAGGCAGTGCTTGATAGGCTTGATAAAGCGCACCTTCATCGGTACAAATGGATAATTTGGTGGTAGAATAATCTCAAGGTCAAATCGCTGCACACCTATAACCGAATCATCATCCGTGATGATATGACCATCCCATACCAAACCACGCGCATCTGCAACGCGAAGAGTGGCTCCAGTATTAGGGCAACCAAAATGCTCCAGGCTACGTGTTTCACGTCCAATAATACGGGCTTGCATTATAAAGCGTTTTTACAAGTGAAAAATATGTAGTATTACTTCAATTTTTCACATGATAGGACAGCCAACTGGCGCCTTCTGACTACCATCACTATTTGTATCATTAAACGATGTATTGCCAGAGACGAAATGATACACGTGATGCAAATACGCAGTAAGTGGCTCCTTGGCACTAAATACTACGTGTGTCATGATGCTATCAGTTGGCTTATCGGAAAGCGAAATCAGATGAATGTGACAATCTTGTTTTAGACTGTCAAGAATTGCGTCCAAATGCAAACAGAGCATCTTGCGCTTCAAAATGCTCAGTTCATAATTCGCATCATCGTCCTTGGCGCCAAGATTCCAAAACATGAAATTTTCACCGGCTTCCGTTTCAATAAATAAACAGTGAGCTGAATCGGCTGTAGAAGTCAAAAGCGAAAGCGCCGAATCATGATTTAGTTCAGTGCCGCTGTGAAGCGTCATCGTATGGCTAAATGGATAGTTAAATGTTTCCATATTTTTTGATTACACCAATAAATTAACATACGCTAATCAAATTTTGGTAGAATTATACCGCTGCATTTTGTATTCATAATATCGAAACCCCGCCGCCGATAGCTTTATCTTAGTTTCAAGATGTCTAAACATACCAAGATATTCAACTGTGCCATTGGTCATTTTGTGCAAAACAGGAATTTGGTGATAATTAATAAGTGTCTGTAAAATTGGCAACTGATTTATATTTAGTTGATTTCCAGATGGATGTCCAGGAAATTTCATTTTACCACATCCCAGAAACGTCACAATTTTTTTATCGTCGCGTATTTTTTCCAGGGACTCAGGATAATCCGTGATTTTTATAACATACATATCTTGACTGAAATTAAGCTTAGAAATAGCCTCATAATAGGTCCCAAAAATTGGATATAGAAGCTTCATGCTATGATATTAACCGTGCCAATCTTTATACCGTCAAAAGATACTCAAAGTGAGAAAAAATTGAAATCACCTACATCTCTTGCTAGACTGTCAAGGTTGAGCCAAAGAAGCAAAACCTTAAAAACAGGACAAAATGAGCACGACCTACGCGATTCCGATGAGCCTCTGCATGCGCTTAGCAAAGTGCGACTACTGTCCCGCACCTAACAAGCACAGTCATATGGCGCTAGCCTACCTACACGGCATCAAGTGCTGTGAGGCGCACGACGACATGGCAGCGCGCGACATCAACGCCTACTACCACGCAAGGCAGCTGGTCAAGCTTGAGCCGTTTCTTCACCACTTTCCGCAGCTGCAGGACCTGAAGGACATCAAAGTCCCGCGCAGCGACGGCAGCGTCTCAGAGGGCGGCTCCTTCGTCAAGTCCAGCTTTGAGGACTACCGGTTTGTCCGTCGCACCTCCGCGGGCGATTGGATGATTCGTGTGACCTGGGCTGTGCCTGACGACACGATGACGAAGGACATGAAGGTTCAGGACCTGGCACTGTCTGGCATCGACGTGGAGCCCATCATGGCGCTGCTTAACGCCGGCTTCTACAAGGAAGATTATGACAAGCAGCAGGTCGCCAAGACGACTGGCACCCTCAGTGAGGAGCACCAGGCTGCCGCCGTCATGGCACCACTTACGGAGAAGGGCTTGGTCCACCGTGAGTTTGTGCCCGGTATGGGTCCAATGTACGTGGCTTCTAACTGCTAACTGCTCACTGCTCACTGACAAAAACCAGAAAAAAACAAAAACAAAAAAACCAGAAAAGTTTTTCAGTTACGTATTTTTGAAATATGTGACTGAAAATATCATTTGTTACACGCCGATTAAGGAGCAGCTGGTCCCTGAGGACCAACAGGTCCTTGAGGACCCTCAGCGCCAGCAGGTCCCTGCTGACCAGGAATGCCCGCAGGTCCAGGAGGTCCCTGCAAGCCATCGCGACCGTCACGTCCAGGAGGACCCGCAGGTCCAGCGGGACCAGGAGGACCCTGAACAGGTGTCGCAGCAGCAACAGGAGCTAAGGAGGCAGCCGCCAGTTTTTTTGTTAAATTCGCAACCTCACGCTCCAGCCCATTTAAACGTAGTTCAAGCTCAGAGTTTTTCGCATAAACACGATTGAACTCCGCGCGCACCGGGTTTTGATTCATACCGCCACGGGTGTTAATTACGGACGACATGCTTTTCATGACCGGATAAAAGGGTTTTTGCTTTTTAACGCGCAACAGTCCCGGACTTATGATAAAAAACGCTTAAACTTGAACAGACCAAACATTAGTAAAAGGAATTAACAGAAATGATTATTCCCGTACGTTGTGTATCCTGCGGTAAGCTAATCTCCGACAAATGGAATTACTACCAGAAGCGCCTTAAGGAGCTAAATGGCGACGGATTCGGTAAGCGCACATACTTTAGTGGCGGAGAGATACCAGAGACAGCAGAAAAGAAGATTTTCGATGAGCTTCATCTTACACGCTACTGCTGTCGCAAGGTGTTGCTAACTCACGTGGACCTCATTGAGAAAATCTAATGAAATCGCAGAGAGGATGAATCCCAGCCTATTAGTTCCGACCCTTTGCAGTGTTCTGCTTTTAACAGCCTTTGCATTTTTTTTCGCATCAAAGATGGCACCCATATTCCTGGTAATCACATCCACAATATTGTTAATACTATCTTACTCCATGCACCGTAGCCAGTTTCAATCTGACTACAGAAACAGCACATGGCAAGAGGGTCTAAGACCTGTTGCACCCTATGTGCTTGTAGCAGTAGTAATAATGTTAGGCGTCGGCTTCTTTTTCATAATGAGTCCCGATGCAGCTGCTCCTGCAGCAGCACCTGCAGCAGCACCAGCAGAAGCTGCCCCGGCGTCAAAAGGCGGTCGCCGTTATGGTCGCAAATAGGTTACATAACAACTAAATTATCTTCAAGTCCCACTATTAGTAATAAGTGACTTAATGATAAAACTATTAATGTTTTTTAGTCACATTGTATAGAGAGAATATGGCTCACAAAACAAAGTCAACCAAACGCTCAGGCGCGTCCAAGACACACAAGGCTCAACGCCACACTATTTCAGTTGAGGGCATCAAAAAGCGGTTCAAGGAGCTTGATGCCAATGTTCGTGCCGCGCTAAAGGCGGGTGTTGCTAGCCTTCCTAAGATTGGCGGTGGCTCCGGTTCCACCCTAGATAAAATCAGTAAGGTTGTCAGCAAGGACTGGGAGAAGCTATTCAATAAGCCCCTTTCTAAGGGTGCCGCTAAGTCCCTTGCCGAGCACTACATGCGCCTATATGGAAAGCAGAAGGGCGGCAACCTTGTTGGTGCTCCCCTTGACTATATAATGCGCCCCGGTCTTCCTGGTGTTGCCGCCTACGCCACATTTCCCACTGAGGTAGGTGCGGACCCCAAGGCGGTTCACGATATGGATGTGTATTACAACTCTGCTATTGGACGCAGCTGCGGAACAGAGAATACAACTGCCATTCCCGCTTCTAACATTGGTACAAATCTAGTGCCAACAAAGGGTGGCAGCAGACGCAGAAACAACAGAAAGACCCAAAAAAGAAAGGTTGGCGGTGATTTCATGACATCATTAGATGCGCGCCAATTTGTGGCGTCAAACCCTTCTGGACCTGTGATGCGTATGTCTGAGATGTGGTCCGGCATGCCTGCAAACCTGCACGATAACGCAGACCCTTCCAGTCATTCATGGTCTTACGCTAGCGGCGCCGCAATGGTTAGACCCCCTGCCCCCGCATCATCATCTGGCGACGTTTCATTGGCAAGCCACCCCAAGATTCCTGGTGTTTCAGTAGCTCCTTAAGCACGATTATATAAATAATACCGTCAAACACTTAAGTTAAGAACCCCTTAGAAAGGGGTTCTTAATGTAAGTATTGACCTGGTATAAGACGTTATACTAATAATTTACTATATTCTCAATCATAAAATGCAAAGATGGTGAGTCCCGGTTAACTTCAAGAATGTTTTTCCACTAATGGGTAGTGACGATGTCTGACGCAGCCTCAGATTTGCCTTTTAGAATCTTGAACGCATATTATGAACAAACCCCCTTGTTCTTGACGCGCCACCACATAGATTCATATGAGCATTTTGTTTTTAATGAGATGCCCCGACTCATCCATGGGATGAATCCAATCACAATCTTGAAGGACCCTTTGGTACCCGAGCAGGGAATCTACACATACAAGGTGGAGATTTATATGGGAGGAAAAGTTGATAAACCTGACGACCTCAAGTTGGAGGTTGGCGCGCCCATTATTACGGTAGACGGCGGCAAAACCGTGCGTCGCATGTTTCCCAATGAAGCACGCCTTCGTAACCTTTCATACAGTGCCCAGATTCGTATGGATATTGATATTATTATTACACGCACCATAAAAACTGCGGAGGGTTTCAAACCTATTGTAACCAAGCTTCCCTTTGTAAATTACCCCTTGTTGAAGCTGCCTATTTTGCTGCGTTCCAAGCTCTGTAGTTTAGGACAGGATTCCACTGAAGATTCAATGGTCCAGAAGGGTGAGTCCCCCTTAGAACACGGCGCCTACTTCATTATTGACGGCGCCGAAAAGCTGCTTATCAGTCGTCAGGAACAGGCGTTCAACAGCTTGTATGTTGCCCGAAAGGCGCCGACCGATTTGGAAACATCCGTTTATGCCACTGTTGTTTGCCAACATCCTGATACCAAAATGAATCGCCGTTTTTCCGTTTACCTGGGTCGCGATAACAACCTAATCCGTGTCAGCATCCCATCTGTTCGCGGCATGGTACCTGTCTTTGTGTTGTTCAGAGCCCTAGGCATTGAATCTGACCACGATATTGTGCGTCTTATTTTCCCAGACAAGGATTCGGAATACACAAAGCGTTACGAAGACATGTTGATTCCCAGCATTGAGGATGCTTGGCCCATCACAACCCAGGCAATGGCGATTAGTTTTATCAGTACATTGACTCACCAGGGCTCTATAGCGTCCGTCTTGGATATTATGCGCAATCACCTTTTCGCCCACGTGCCCGATATGCCAATGGCGCGCGCCTACTACTTGGCGGACATGGTTAGTAAGCTAATCAAAGCCGACGCCAAGCTTATTTCTAGCACAGACCGCGATGACATTCGCAATCAGCGCCTATTAACAACAGGTACCCTTATTCGCGACCTATTTGCAGCAGTATGGAAGGATTGGGTAAAGTCTGTCAGTTTGACAGTTGATAAGACATATAACTACAACAAGACAGTTTACGCCGGCGAAAAGTTCCAGGACATTTTTGCACCTGGAAACATCAATGCCATATTCAACGTGGAAGCCCTCAATACTGGTATTATGAAGGGTTTTCGTGGTCGCTGGGGCACAAACCCTCAGAATGTAAAGGTGGGTGTTTTACAGCCTATCGGTCGCATTTCGTTCTATGACGCAATGTCACATTGCCGTCGCATTCTCTTAGACTTCGATACAAGTATGAAGCAAAAGGGACCACGTCACTTGCACCCCAGTCAGATTGGCTATTTCTGCACGAATGAAACACCCACAGGCGCTCACATCGGTGTATCAAAGAACTATACAATGTTGACCTATGTTTCCTTGGCAGCGCCCATTCAGCCCATTCTTAAGTGGCTGGAAACACGCGGTCAAATGATAAGTATAGCCAAGGCGGACAACGTAATGAAGATTACAGGTACACGCATTAAAATTAACGGCGGTGTTGTTGGTTTTAGCAGCAAGCCGCTACTGTTAATCAAGGTCTTGAAGTTGCTGAAGTGGACAGCCTGCTTGGCACCCCTGACATCCGTTAGCTTTAACACTATTGAGCGCGAAATCAGTCTATACATTGATGAGGGGCGCCCAGTCAGACCATTATGGCACTTGACAGAGGGTGGAGTTTGGCCGCAGATGGCAACATACATTAATGCACACCCTGAATTTACACCCAGCTGGCGTGACCTGGTTCTGGGCTCATTGGCTTTAACAAAGGACAGAAAAATCAGCGATGTTGACTTTATTGACCCTATGGCTGCCAGACCTGAGGCTGTGTTAGAGGATTATGTAACGGAACTGGAGCCATATGCCGGTGCAATTGAATATGTTGACCCCTACGAATCCAATGAAGCCTATATTTCATGGTGGGGTGCCAAGGACCTGACAAAACAGCATACACATATTGAAATTCACCCGTCAACCATGATGGGCTTAATGGTTTCCTTAATTCCCTTTGCCAACCACAACCAGAGCCCGCGTAATCAGCTAAGTTGCAGTCAGTCCAAGCAGGGTATTGGTTATTATGCAAATAACTACTTGCAGCGCTATGATACTTATGGTTCTCAGCTGTGCTACGGTGAGGCGCCGATTACACGCACATTGACATTTGACCATGTTGGCAAGGGACGGGTGCCCTATGGATTCAACTGTATTGTTGCTATGGCTTCAACGGATGGTTACAATCAGGATGATGGTATTTTGTTCAACAAGTCATCTGTGGAGCGTGGCATGTTCCGGTCATTGGCGCTCCGTTCATACACTGCCTTGGAGGAGGTTGACCCGCTGTCAAAGGTGGAATACAAGATTGGACACCCTAAGCTGGTCAGCGCATGGACCGACTTGAAGCCTGGCTTTGATTACAGCAAACTTGACGAAAACGGCATTATCAGAGAAGGCGAATTCATCGAAGACCACACAGTATTAGTTGGACGCTATTTGGAAAATCCTGAGACACACAGCATTAAGGATGCATCTATTATGCCAACCGTATTTACAAAGGGACGTGTTGAATCTGTTGTTGTAATTCACCAGAATAATGGGTTCCGTCTGGTCCGTGTTCGTATTATTCAGGAGCGCATTCCTGAGCTTGGTGATAAGTTCGGCTCACGTCACGGACAAAAGGGTACCATGGGCATGATTATTCCTGCTGAAAACATGCCGCACACTAAGGAGGGCATTATACCAGATGTAATCGTGAATCCCCACGGTTTGACAAGTCGTATGACAGTCGCTCAGCTGATTGAGTGTCTGTTTGGTCGCATGGGCTTGGAAGTTGCTGCTAAGTGCAATGGCACATCTTTCTTTAACAGAGAAAACATTGTCAAGACAGTCGGTGAATCACTAATGTCTATGGGTCTTCACCCTCACACGGAAAATATCATGTACTGTGGCACAACAGGAAAACAGTTAGCCTGCAGCATTTTTATGGGACCGTTGTACTTCATGCGTATGAAGCACTTGACAAGCGACAAAATCAACAGTCGTGGCGAAGGACGCAGGGAAATGCGCACTCACCAGCCGACAGGCGGACGTGGCAATGAAGGTGGTATGCGTATTGGTGAGATGGAACGTGATGCGGTTTCGGCACACGGTGTTTCACTATTCTTACAGGAGTCAATGATGAAGCGCTCAGATGCGACTGACTTCTGGATTTGTAATGGCTGCGGTACAATCCCAATATACAATGAAAAGGAGAAGCTGTTTGTATGCCCAATGTGTGACGGACCGGTAGAGTTCAGTGGCACAACGGCGGAAACAATCACACTCATTCAGCCCCTGAAACGCAGTCGCGTGACATTTTCCAAGGTGGAGATGCCATATGCCCTCAAGTTATTAGAGCAGGAGGTGACCACATACACGGGCAGCGGCTTACGCTTCATTACAGAAAAATCAGTTGGTCGCCTACGTGATTCAGTTTTGAACTGGGATTCGAAGCCTAATGCTGAAGGCAGTGAAGAAGGCAAAGCCAGCGAAGAAAGTAAAGATGGTGAAGATACTGCCGCTATGGCAGGCGGCGGTGCCCCGCCCCCACCGCAGCGCTATATGGACGAAGTCCTAGGTGCCATGGTATCAAAACCTACGCCTACACGATTCCCTACACCTGAAGAGCTGGCGCGTATGCCTCAGGGTGGCACATTTAGTAGTGAATATGCAGCTGCCGGCGGTGCATTTGCATCTCTTGACGACCTTATAGATGTAACTCCCTTAACAATCGGACAAGAACAGGGACAATACAGCATGGGCTCACCAATGTCGCCACTACAAAAAGGTGGTGTATCCCCTTACGCCAATCCCCCTGTAGATTTGAAGCCTATTAACCAGATTGAGTATGTAAATTCATACACTATGAACTCGCAAAAAGGTGGCGTAGCCCCCTACGTTAATCCCCCTGCAGATTTGAAGCCCATCAGTCAGACTACGTACCTAAACACTTATAGCGCGCAGAAAGGCGGTGTAGCTCCTTACAATACTAGCGCCGATATGAAGCCTATCACACAAACCGATTACTTGAACAACTACACTCAGCAGAAAGGTGGCGCAGCTCCCTTTGACTATGTTGCGTGCCAGCCAGCAACAGGAATTGTATATGGAGACGGTGTAGCAAATCAAGGACAACAGGCTCCTGCGCTATTTGACAGCGCCTATACTGAAATATCGGATAAGCCTGATGTAAGCATTTCACCAATCATGAGAGGTGGCTCAGCACCAGTAGACCATGTTGATTATGCGCCAACAAGACCCCAATCAGATGGATATACTCATATGGGTCAGCTGCCAAAAATTAACTTTATAGACCCTATAAACCAATCTGGTGGTTCCGCCCCTATACACTACAAGGACACAACACCACCAGAAGCCGATTCTGTCA